TGGCTGTTTTGTAATAGACCGGCAAATCCAGCAGTTCTTCTTCCAGATTCTTCAGTGCCCCCGGCTTCATCCAGAGTTCTCCGCCATGTTCCTGTTGCCCTTGATGGTATTTGCGAGTCATCACCCGTTGAAGCCAGCGCACAATCGAGTCAACATGCTCCGTGGGTGTCTTAAATCGAAACACCAACAATCTCTTTGTCACGCATCCACCTTTCGTTCCTGATATTGATCGTAAATGGCTTGCACTTCTTTATGGCCGAGTTGCCGAATCAGCATCGTCGTATATCGCCGCACCGTGCGCTCCGACCACGTCGGCCGCACATAATGACAGAGTTCGTGAATCAGCGTGGACACAATCGCCGGGGCTTCATTGATAGTGATTTCTGTCCCTTGCTGTGTCCCGTGCAGGAAGTAGTTCTTTTTTCGGCTTGGATCAATAAGATATTTCTGCGTAATCTGCACATCCCCAAGGGCAGCAAGGATATCCACAAGGAGAGGATTGCGTTTATTCACTCGACATCAAACCAGTGCATCCCAACCGAATTTAAGTCAACCTTCCCATTCTCTGACTCGTACCACACATATCCTCGCTTTTGAGGCCGACCCCCAATCCGTGGTTTCGTTTGATAGCCCTGGGTTTGACACAGACACCCGCATTCAACAAGCAACTGGTTTCCACGCCACGGCAGCTTCGAGAGTTGATGGGTATGCCCCATGACAATGAGCTTGTACGTATCAAGGCCAAGGCTGAGTTCGTTATCAAGAATCCAGTCTTCCAATTTTCGCAAGGCACTCCCCGGAATCGTGCTGAACTTTTCGGGGTGCCCAATCCAGACATCACCATGCGTCGTAAACCAGTCAATCTGGTGGCCGGACGGCGTTTCATGTCGGGCAATCGTGACATTCGGGTATTGCTTGGCAAGCGCCGTCAATGGACAGAGCAACCCGCCCGTCATATACCGAATCGCGTCAACCATGTCTGAGGTCAGTCGTTCTCGCAGCCGTTTTTCAAGGCGGGCATCGTGATTCCCAATAATAATCTCTACCTCATGAAACGAGCGACTGAGCGCATCAACAACCTGCGTGACCGACGCCCATTCCTCGCTAAAACTCACTCTTTCATACTGGGTGAACGTACTGAATGCGTATGAATCGCTTATATCACCCACGGCCACAGCTTTTACACACTTTGGGCCTTCTGTCTCGCAGATGTGTGCCAACATATCAGGCTCATGGAACGGCGCATGGACATCTGGAATAATAACGACGCGATCTCGCCCCTTGGGTTTCTTGGGCACCGCCGCTGTTCGCTGTTTCATGCGCCCAATACAGCGGTCCCACTGTTTCTGGGCTTCCTCGTAACTGGCGAGTGGTTCTCGAATCGGTGGGGCAGCAGCAGCGACCTCTGCCTCTCTAACGGCCTGACGCGCTTCGCGCTCCCCAGACAGACGCTTAAAGTGGCAGGGGCGACAGCGTTTGGCATTCGGGCTTGGGAGTGCTGTGCCGCAATCAGCGCACGCATTCACCCTGGCAACCGACTGAATGCCCGTGCGTGCGTAATAACACGAGCGACATCGCTGCACACTTGACGCAGAAACAGTATTCTTCTTACAAATAGGGCACAGTTTTGCCATACCAGTCACTCACAGAAGTTCTCACCCCTGCAATCTCCTTGTTGCCCCTGGAAGTAACTGATAACCGAGCGTCATACCCTCTAGGCTCCATGATCCGTTCTGGGAATCATCGCTGATCCGAATCCGGCAGCCGACATCCTGAATGAAGTCGCCGTTGGTGCCTTCCATGTTGATGATTTTCTGGACAGAGTCAAAGGGAAGTGTGATGTTTGATGCACTGGCAGTCTGTATGCCATTGCCGTTAGCCGTAATCAACTGCATCCCAATCGGCTCTAAAGATTTACTGGCTCCGCCACGCGCTACAGATTCATCAGACGCGCTCCCCGTCATCCATTCAACGGTCAGCGTCACATCAGATTCCGCTTCTGCGATGATGTCCAGCCAGCGAAAGCGTTTGACGTACGCCATTGTCTGCTGTGGTTCGCGCACATTCCACGAATTGTCAGTGCCGTAGATGACTTTTGTAATCCACCGCGCCGGAATGTTTGAGCCATCAAAACTATCCCCATCAAAAAACTCGTAACAGAATCCCCCTTTGGCGGTCTGGGCTTCTCCTGTGAGAATAATCTGCGTATCACTGGAGGTTTCAATTGTGGTAGACGCCGACATCGGCATATCCGGCCAGATGTACCACACGCCCCACCGATAGTTCCAGACGACCGCCTGACTACAATCCGCTGTATCGCCCGATTCGGTCGGACCCGACCAGAACCAGACCACATGCCCATTTTCAATGTCATGCACAGCATGGGTCTTGTCGCGCTGTGCATACAACATGGTTTTCAGCGTTTCTTTCACAGGCGTCGAGATCACAATATCGTTATTGCCGTCAAACAGCCGAATGTCACCCAGGGGAGTAAAATACGACAGCATGACGCGGCTCGTAGACACCTGATTGCCTGACGCATCGGTATAAATCGCTCCGGCTGGCACTCTGATAATCGAACGATTCGATGAGGTGCCAATGACGGCATTGGACTTCGTGCGTGTCCAATCCATTAAGTCTGAGACTATTTGCCCTGTTCCGGTAACGGTCCAGATAGATCGTTCACAGAACACGACCAATGATCCCTCGAAGTCCCCCACGATCCCGGTAACCACGTCCCCGACTGACGTTTGATCAGTGAAATCGAGGTAGTTATTGATTCCCACCTGATCCGGCTTCCCCGGATCGGACCAAAAGACACGGCGGGGATTGGTGTCGGTGCGTCCCCACCAGAGGCGTTGTTTGTGTGGTTCACAGAAGTAACTCCCGGTTGGTGGGGCATCCCCATGTTCTGCAATTAAGCGGTTTTCAAGGATGTCCAGATCGGACGCATTGTCGGTATAGCTCGTCGTCGTGCGTCCATCAATAAACGTCACAAAGTAGTAATTTGTGCCAGTGCCGGTCGTGCGATACAGTTCGTAGCCGGTAATATCGGTATCTGAATCCGCTGTCCACGTCAGATTCGCCTGTTCATCCTGTAACTGAATGACATTGGAGGTCACTGATCCGGCTGATCGCACCTCTGCGGCGTCCACACTCACCATCTTCCACGTATAGGAGCCGTTCAGTTGTCCGGTAGTCGTATTGACCGCCGCGCTAATCGTGGGAGATTTCCCGCTAGCTCCGGCTGTCGCCAATGATGACCCGTTCCAGACCCGTGGAGCCACTACCCCATTGGCAAAGAACAGATTGTTATCGACCTGCGCGAAATCAGGAATTGAACCAATCGACCCGCTGCCTAAATCAACAATAAACGTCCACGACGCCCCGTCATTGGTGCTATACCAGAGTTCATACTCATTCGCCGCTGCCTCGAAGACGCCAAGGAGTTGACGGGTGAAACTTGCCCCGGTCTGCCGATACGCCCGAAGGGCGCGGAGTTTCGTCGCCGCTGATCCCGTATTGGTGGTGACAGCGGAACTGTTCTGCTTACTGTAGCCGTGGATCTTCTTGGCCCGTCCGAGCTTGTCAATCCACAGATTCCGGGAACCACTGGAGGAATAGATCGACGGCAACGCCACCGAATGAATCCCCTCCTGGGTGCCGAGAAAGACCGAAAAAATCTGCGTTTGAATCGGATAGGCCATTAGTCGTCCGAGTCATCTCCGCGAATATCGTCCACCACAGCCGCGAGCTTGGCGTGTGCGTTCCTGAGTGCGACTTCGGCATCCACAACGGCTCCTACGGCCTCAGAGAGCGTCTGGTCGTCAAGCAGGTCACGATTCGTGGCGTCTTCCGCGATAGTGAGCAGCGTTCCGGTGAGATCAATCGCTCGTTGACGCTTGGTTGTGCTTGGCTGATCGATTACGACATCTTCAACAACCTGAATCGACGTAGAAATCGCCTTGAGGATAGCTCCTGCTGGTCCCCCAATAAGCGGCACGAACGGTACGAGTCCTTTAAGCACGCCCCCAATTTTTCGCCACGGCAGTCCCATATCTAGATCCTTTCAGCGTGTGGCCCCGGCGGAGAGATCGAACGCGGCCCCATGCTCTAAGAGAATTTTACCCCGTTTTCTGGCATTGTCGAGCGTGCGCGTCGGCCTCCACGGTTGCCCCGCATAGACATCGGGAATGGAATGCTCTCCCACCGCATTAGTGTGCCGCTCAAGTCGTCCAGAGGCTTGCCAGTTTGCCATTCGCATCGAGTTTTCAGACACAAACCCTGCGGCCCCGTCATAGGAATGATTGCCACCAGTGACGCGATCCTCCTGTCGATTCTGACCGCCGGTCGGTGTGTCAAATCCCGTTTGAAGCAACGAAATCACGTCCCCGTCGATACCGCCAAAGTCATCGACAGGTATCTGTTCCAACGCCCGTTCGTGACACGCAAGTGGAAGCTGTGGGGCACCGGCACGCATGGCTCGAAAGAAGTCGTTCCGCTTTTTCATGTCCGATCCGCCATACACATCACCTAATTCCCGCATCGGCACCGCAAAATTACAGAGGTCGCGCACCATCTCAGCCGTCGCTTTCAACTGGTCACAGGCTTTTGTGTGACTTGCGCCAAGCTGCTGATAGAAAAACTCCTGACTCATCAACCACGCAATCGGGGCTTTTCCGTGACGGTAAATCACGCGCTCGAAGACTTCACGCACCCGATCCTCGTTCTTGAGGGCATCAAATGTTTTTTCTTCCATTTCGGGACGAATCCCGGTCGAGCAGCAGATAATGACATGGTTAGAATGGGTGGCAATTTCTTCCTGCCTGAGATAGCGGTCAATCTTGTCGTTTCCCCACGTCATGATGCGCTGTGACGCCAGCCAGAACTCACGATTTCCAGGGTAGAGCCACGTTGCCGTCGCGGTATGCCAGTCGTGCGAGAGGCCGTCCTGTATATCTTGGGGCGGATCAATCTCGTCAACAGCATATTCGTCCCGCAACCACGATTCATAATCACCAAGTGTGGGGCATTTAATGGCTTCCCCATACCAGAGACTCGCGCCAAGCAACCATCGGGCATGACCGAGTTCTGAATCAGTCGGCGCACGCCCCATGACACCGCAAAATACCGTCGCAATGTCGTCACTGGCATCACCACAGAGCGACTTCCATAAGCCCTGCCCGTGATGACCGGGACCATTCATATTGATGCCGGTGAATCGCTGGTGGTTGTTAGGCACGGTTAGAGTTTGGCTCTAATCGCGGCCACCACCTGTGCCGTGACATCTTCGTCTGCGACATCAGAGAGAACTTCAATGAGGGATGCAATCACTGGGTCTGCGACAAGCGTTTCCGCCACTACTTCACTGTATGCCGCATGTACCGTCTCATGATTAAAGTCATCAATGATAGGCTGCGCTTCAGATTGAAGTGATGCTGGCTGCACTTGCCACGTTGATTTATTGTCTGGATCGCCAATCGACACACCTACAATATCGAGTCCTGCTGCTCGACAGGCATAATCCAATTCTTCTCCGACACTCATTGTAGGGTGGCTCATCCGTCAATCTCCCCATACAGGCCCGATTTGCAAATACCTGCCCCGTCCCCATACCACGTTGTAGTTCCGATTGCGGTACTCTTCTCCGTCCACACCCAATACTGAAAGCCGACTGATGGATACTTTGTCAAATTGGCTTCCACCTGTTTGGCGTTATAAGTCGCAATTTCAGGGGCACTATACGCTGTCGCATCATTCGCTGACGTGCCGCCCTCATCAATCCCCACCTGCACCGTACAGTTGTTATCCCCAATGGTGTTGGCTGCAAGGCCAAGCACATTCAGGTTGAGCAACGCTTCGGGCCACCCAACGCAGGTATCGACCTGGTTTGATGTTGAGGCATTCGCTTGTCGATAGGTCGCGGTGGTATACGTCCACGAATCGGTTGTTTCGAGCCTCTGTAAAGGACGGCGCACTCTGTTGTAGTAGTTCCACAGATACCGCTTGACCATCGTGTCTTCAGTCTGCCCCCCACTTGCATTGATATACACCGTGCCGAGATACCGTCGAGTGGTCGCACCACTCTTGCTTAACACCCCATTCTGGTAGGCCAATGCTGTGGCTCTCGTCGTATTGTTCGTCCAGATAAGCGTTTCAATCGTCACCGTTCCACTGTTATCGTAGGCAAACACATCATAGGGCTTAATGGCAGTAAACCCGCTGAGACTAATCGTGATCTGCGTAAATGTCCGTATGTTCCACGATGACCCGTCATACAGTGCAATCTTGTCCCCAACATAGGGGGTGTAATAAATAGAAGTTGCGCCAGAGACATCAGCCGTGGTGACAGGCGTATTAGTTGTCGCTGTGAGTCGGCCTTCAGCCACACTCAAGGCAGGATCAGAGGCTGCTGATGCCCATGAACTGTCTCCCCGAAGGAAGGTGGCACTACTCGCCGTGCCGCTGCCGAGTCGGGCAGTTGCGACGGTGCCAGACGTAATGTTCCCCGCCGCATCACAGCCGATACTGGTGCGGAGGGTTGACCCACTTTCCGCCACCGGATCAGTAGACCCGTCCCCAACAATCATCTCCCCATCAGAAAGCACCGCCATCGCGGTGACGGCTGATGTGCCACTCCCCAACAGTACGCCACCATCGGTCAGTGAACTGGCTCCCGTGCCGCCATCAGCAACCGCGACATCCGTGCCGCCAGCCCGATAGATGGCATTCCCTTCAATCGTGACATTTCCTGCGCTGGCACGAGCAATCGTGGTGTCACTCGCGGCCCCAAGCTCAATAGCGGTGAACTGTGGGCTATCGCCCGTGCCGACACCGATACTGGTCCGAAGTGTCGCGCCGCTTTCTGCAACAGGATCACCTGACCCATCGCCAACGATCATCTGACCGTCAGTCAGGACCGCCATCGCAGTAATCGCGCTTGATCCGCTTCCCAACAACACACCACCGTCTGTGAGTGTGCTGACACCCGTGCCCCCGTAGGCCACACCAACATCCGTGCCCTGCCACGTACCAGTTGCGACTGTGCCAAGCACGGTAATAGCCGAAGAACTCCCAACATCCAATGTCGCAGGATCGCCAGATCCATCACCAATCAGAATCTCGCCATCTCCCAACACGGCTGTTGCCGTAATCGCACTGGTCCCACTCCCAAGTAAGACCCCGCCATCTGTAAACGTCGCTGCGCCTGTGCCTCCACGATTGACGGCAAGGGTGCCGGTGGCATTCGCCGCCGCCAAATAATAGCTGCCCTCTTGCCCGTCGAGTTTGTCGGCATCGAGATTTGCCACCACCGCTGCCCCGGAGTTCACGGCAAACGGGGCGTTGGTGCTGCGACTGAAGGTATGCAACCCTGTGATGGTATAGGCGTTCTCTTCCGTGATTAAGGTATTGTCGCTGAGATCAGCGTCGGTGTTGACAACTTGGATATCAGCCATCTATGCCTCGATATAAACCAATGCTCCATCGACCGACTGCCCGCCACTGAGTTCCAGGTTCAGTAACGTCGCATCGGAGGTTTCAAACCATCCGACCGGATTAAACGGCAAGACGATGGTCTGACCGGCGGTTGGTCCCATCTGTCCTGTCAGGGCCGTGCCCCCGGCTCCATCCTCGAACCGAATCGTCACCGCCGTGCCGGTCATCGTAAAGAACGCCGCCAAGACGCGGATTTTCTTGCCTGTGACCGCAGCGACCAGCGTGTTGTCCCCACTGGAGGCCGCATCAATCTTGGCACGTTTGATCAGTTGAGCGTCACGCCCATCCTGAAAATCTGCTTGAATAAACGCCATTCGGCACTCCTATTCTGTATGCGTGTATCGGTAATCGTATCCCGGCGCACGATCCCGATTAAATCGAGCCAATGTCTGAATGACTGGCCCAAAAATCTGGTTTCCTAAATCAATAACGGGTCCGGCCTCGTCATCTTTTCCTACACGTAACATTCTTACGGCAAACTGCGCGATAGGCAACATGACAATGTCAGGATAGGCAAAGGTGCCACCCGCCGTAATGTCCGATGCAGCCTTCATCCCGTAATATCGCACCGTGTGGGTCGCATCTGGCAGCGGATCCCAATAGATATGGCTCCCGTTCGTCCAGTAGCGTTTCGGACGCCCGGACGTAGACGACGAAAACTGTGTCGTTGGATAGGTTGTGCCAGGACTATAATGATCGCCCACCGGACCCACGCGCTCCAGATCCCACGCCGGACGACTGGTATCAGGATCGACAAATTGCAGTCGATCCAGACGAATCACCCCGGACGGAAATGCCGTAGATTCTGTGCTGGCTGATGTCGTAACGGTGCCAATGCTTGAGGCCATGACGTTGGGTTGCAACGACATCATGGACTCGAAGTGATCCTGTGCGGCATTGACGGCCCGCAGACCAAGCGTGACGCCGGTTTCACCCGATTGAAGCTGAAGGCCACGATCCATGATTTCCATCGTGTCCAACAGTGTTTGACCTGTCGCCATAAGGCTTAATCTCCCGCATGGTGATTCACAAATTTACTACCAGAGGACTGGCCGCGCATACTGACCTGAATCCTTGTGTGATCCCACTGTGCCGACCCGACATCATCAACAAGCTGTTCGCGGGTCCGATCACGCGCCTCATGGTCACGACGAGATTCGTCTTCAATACGCGCCCAATACTGCTTTCCCGATCCCCACTTAAACCCACTCTGTTCATACACCGCCGCAAGTGCGCGGTCGTCAAGCGGAACATAGCGATTCTGTGAATCCTCAACCACAAACAGAAGCAGCCACCCCGGACACAACTGATGAGCAATCCGGGGACGGCGATACCACACCAACCATCGTTCTCGCGCCGGATGCCATGTTGCATCCAGATCCGCATGGATATCCTTGAGTTTTTTTCTAAACCGATCCGGGGCGTACGTCACACCAAAACGATTGGGATGCCAGAACTGAAGCGTATACTCCATTGGCAACTCCGTCGTCTGTGCAATCGGAACGGAATAGGACTCATTGGACTCCTGTGCGGTGAGCGCCATTAGCCAAAGACCTTGACAGCAAACTCCTGCACACGATCATCCTTGCTGGCGCGGCAATGCTTTGCCATTCGCGCACGGGCCATGTTGTAGGACTGCCTGGATTCAGGCTTAAAGTTTGCGGTCCACCCGTCAATCGGGCACTGAAGAACGCCTTTGTCGGTATCTTCAATCAGGTTGTCAGGAATCACTTCGTCCGTCTTAATCCACGGAGCCTTAAATGAGTTCGGTTGAGCATCTCGCAGACGTAATGACAACGGTTGACGGTCGCCATTGTCATCAAAGTATGTCGTGACCTGTGTGGCATCAGACTCTACGCCACCGCGATGGGGACGCCCTTTGCCGTCCCATGTGTGCATCGTGGGAAAGCGTGGCGCACCACGTTCTGACATCTCTGTCCACTTCGCATGTTCATCGAGGTAGCGCGTGATAATACCCGCCACCGCTTCTCTCCCCGCCCATTGAATACCGCGATGTTTTTCAAGTTCATCAAGGTCATACACTTCGCCAAGCACTTCACGCACCGTCACAGGATTGACTCCCTCTGGAGTTTTATCTTGCAACGCCGCAAGTGGCGACTCGCCCAGATGCTTCAGGAAAAACTGATTTTCTTCAATCGAATATCGAACGGGTTGAAAAGACTCCATGAGACTCCTTAATACGTTGTATTCGTTCGGACTGGACGCAGCACGATATGGACCGCCCCTTCGTAGGCTGTGACCGTTCCGGTGTAATTCAACGCAAGTTGTTCCCCGCGATCAAGGAGGCGATTTGCCGCCGTTGATGTCAGGGTTGATTGAACAGGGGTATTGGCCGTGCTGTCCAACGCTAAGGCTGCACTGAGAGCCGTCGTGAGACTCGCTGGAGCCGTGCCTGATGCAGCGACACCAACGTCCAACGTGGTGCTGCTGGCTCCTGCGGTGCTGTGACATTCTCGCACGTCCATGATTTCGTAGTCCTGATCCGCGACAAAAATACCGGTATCCGCCGCTTCTCCGGCTGAAATGGTATAGACCACATGAACAGGGGCAAGTTTCGCTATCGCTTTAATTCCCATGATTCCTTCTTTCTGGCGAAGTGACAGGGGAGAGGCGTAACGCCCCTCCCCCCACCTACTCAGGTCTAGCTTTCGGCGATGTCTTCGATTTTCGCACCGGCTGCTGGATTATCACTCAGCAGATTCCCCTGCCAGTACCATGCCACCTCAAAGGTCGCATTGGAGGTCTGACGGAAGAACGGTGTGCCGTCGAAGATTTCCGACACCGGACGGGGCACCGCATTCTCACCGTGACCGATGTAGAAATGCTTGGTGTCCATCCCGATGATGGTATTGGCCGCAAAATACGGCTCTGCGTGCCACGGGTTGCCGCTGAAACGGTAGACCGTGCGACCATCGCCGCCGTCTTTCCCCTTCTGCTGCGCTCCGCCATCACGCCCCACACCCGATCCGCCATCAAACGCCTTCGGTGAACTCATGGCAAAGAACGTATCTTCGCGCAGGAGTTCGTGATACCGACGAATGATCGCAAGATTGGAAATGTAGGCATTCAAGGTGGCTCCGCCCTTTTCGCGTACGGAATCCTCAAGCTGCATGAGAAGGTCTTCCGTGAGCGCCCGGTTGGTGCCACTGTTGTCCAACACGACCGATTCCCAGAACTCATTGCCCGCCGTGCTGCGGTTAATGTTGCCAAAGTTCCCAGAGGGAGGATTAGCATCATCAATGATTCCCAGAAGACCATCAGTGTGGTAAATCGCCCCGGATTTCGTCGTATTCTCAATACAGAAGAAATCACCAGCGGCGGTGCCGCTTGGGGCTGACCCACTAATGGTCACGGTGCGGTTGGTCGCATCAATCGCGGTGACCGTTCGGGACGCCGCCAAATCAGCATCGTTGTCAGAAGCGTCAATCAAGTCCACGGTCATCCCTAAATCAATGCTTGGAAGGGCATTGACGGTGATCGTGGTCTGATTGTCGGCTGCTGGCATGACTGCTAACTTGCCAAGGCCATCCGAAATAAGGTCAGCGTTGATAAGTTTCAGGATACGCCGTCTGAAACCGGCTTCCATCATCTTCAGGGCGGTCTGGAACGCAAACTTTGAGTTCCGGGCATCCTGAATGAGCTTCCACGACATATTGTACAGTCCTGCAAACTCCTGAAGACTAAAGGAGGCTTCAGTCGTGTCGGGATTGATATTGGACGGCAACGCGCCGCCTTCTGACAAGCCACTCCACGCACCTGGATTCTTCACCATGATGGGCATGATGAATTGTCCTCGACCACCAACAGGCTTTTTCGCCTTCTGGAACATATTCCAGCAGACCACCTCTTGGTTGACGAGGTACTGCACCTGATCCACCCCGTAGGTGTATTTCAGGGCTTCAATGACATCAGTTGTACTCGCCATACGCAATTGCTCCTTCTGACAGGAGCGATCCTATTCCGGTTGACCGGGACTCAGCATCGGCCACAATTCATTCGCCCGTTCTTCTGGGGTTTTGTAGCCATCTGTTTTGCCGCTGGTCGGAGATACCTGACCGCCCTTGGACGGAAAGGGTGACTCCTTCGCAACCTTGGCTGCTGCCCGATCTGCATCCCGCACCGCTTTTTGTATCCCTTCCCACCGCTTTCGCAGCATCTCAGGATATTCAGTGTCCAGTGTGTCGCCTTCATGCGAGTAATACACATCTCGCATGAGTTCATTCACGACATCACTGTCGGGAAGTCCCTGGTCTTCGCGGATTTTCAGAAACCGTGTATCGAGGTCTTTTTCCGCTTGCTTGCCTTGGCTGGCTCCCACATTGTCTCGCAACTCCTTGTAATCCTTATAGAGTTTGGCAAGAGCCTGATCGCGGTGCTGGAGAGCTTGGTTCAGCGGGTTAATCCCCTCATTGACCATGCGCTCCATGAGTTGCGCGGCGGTGTTCCCATCGAGATACGGCATCTGACGCAGTTGATCCAGCATCGTGTTGTTTGACTGCTGGCTCTGAGTGTTCTGCGTCTGCTGCTGTCTTGCAAACTGCTGCTGCTGCAACTGTTGAGCATAACTTTGCAACTGCTGCGTCTGCTGGGTACGCTGCGTTTCCCACGATTTCCGTTCTTCGGCAAGTGCTTGTGTTTTCCTCGTATATTCGGCCTGGGCATCAGCGGGCCAGGAACCGGATGATGAGGACTCGCCTCCTGTCTCAGTATTATCTGGTGCCGCGTCGGAGTCTGTTGATTCCGGTGCGACGGTTACGTCTTCTTCTGCCATAACTCTCCTTCGTCGAGTGGTCTACGAGTCCACTATCGGTTGCTCATCTGCCGATGAGTCCCATCGTGGGTATTCGTGTCCCGTGTTCGCATCAGCAAACGTCGGGCAGTTCTTTGAAGTATAGGAATCCTGCGGTCAGAGGTCAAGTCTTGCGACGACTGGCTTTTGAGTAGGCAATTGCCATCGCCTGTTTCTTTCCACCCTTAAACCGATCCGGGTGATCGGTGTGTTCTTTGAGCATCTCCGCCATTGACGCGGTGAGTCGCGCTTTCGGTGGTGGTTTTCGCTGTACGGTGGTCATGGTTGTTGCTGTTCAGCCATCGCCTGTGCCAGTGCTTCAGGAGCCTGTGGCGCAATCTTCTGACTCTCTTTCATCTGATCCATCGCCATGTCAATGGCTTCGGCGGCGGCTTTCGCTGCGGCCTGTTGTGCGGCCTGTGCCACGGCTCCCTGCACCTGCTGCTGTTGCGCCCCGTCCTGTCGTCGATCTGAGGCTTCAACGAGGAACTGTCGGCATTTATTCCAGAACTGGACGAATCCCTGTTGAATTTCCGGACTGGCTGACAACCATTCGGTGGTCGCCATTTCCGATTCGAGTTCATCCATAATCACACGCAGGTTCCAGAACGGCATCGGAATATGTTCAGGAAGCTGTTGTCCCTGCCAGAGTCGTTCCACCAGCGACATGCCGAGCTTGCGATACTTCGATTCTGCCGCTTCTCGACCGACATCGCCCATACTCAGGTCTGATGCAATTTTTTCCTTGTCAATACGTCCGGTGCGCTCGTCAATATACAGCACACTGAGCGGTGACTGGAGATGTTCACGAATCCTGGCTTCTCGCAACGCACGCAGTTCAGGGATGAGACTCCCTCGCTCCACGGTAATGGAGTAATCTGTGCCGGATTTGAGGATTTCAGAGGTCTGAAAGATAAACACTTCGTCTTTCATGCTGTTATCGGTGTAATGGAGCGTCCGAAACGACGGATAATACTCCTTGACCCGATTGATCCGCATTTCCTTGACTTTTGCCATCCTCTGACCCAAATGCTGGTAGAGATTCCCCCATTGGGTGTCAATAATCTCTTGCAGCATCGGCACGGCCATTGGTCCCCGCATTTGACCCGGAAACTTGCTTTCCGAGAATAAATCCACGCCACCCGCAATTTCCCGCATCAATTTCAGTGTCAATTCAACCGATTGCATAAACCACGCCGGAAGTTGTGGAGGATCGCGGCGTTGCACCATCTTGACGCCACTATCAGTAAGGCCACCTTCGATGGGCGCGGGGTAGTCCGAGGGAATGTCTTCGCGTTTGAGCGTCGGTCCAAGCAGTTCATCGGCGTAAATCGACGCATTTGCCTGTTCGCCCAGTTGCGAGAGGCGTTTATTGAGAAACCGCTGTGGGGCAATCAGGTCGCTGACGTAATCATTGTTCCAGAAACTCGATGTGGTCGGCGTCCAGTGAAAATCGACTACAGGAATAGATTCATAGGGATTATCACCATCATGCAATATTTGTTCGCCTGGAATAAAAGCACTGTACTTCCCACGAGGATGTTTATCCGAGATCGGCTGAAAGCGTTCCACCACGACCGCCATATCGGGATCATTTTGCGTGCGACTGCCTTGAATCCGTGGAATCAGGTCTTGGAGATGCACCGATCCTGTGGGGTCGCCAAATTGCTTGATGTCCGTGCTGAGAATCCGCACATCCGTCGCATCCTTGACATTCTGCACCGCGTCCTTACTGACATCGTAATTCGCTTCAATCCAGCCCAGTGTACGTATTTTGGCGATGTAAATTGCCTGATCCGGGGACAGATCGTCTACAGATCGCACAGAACTGTCGATAAAGACCTGTAAGGGACTGAGAACTTCGCTGCCGACATCGCCAGCCAGCACCATGTCCTCAATGACCTCAAAGCGTTCCTTTGGCCCGCCTTGCGCGAGAATTTCCTGGCGCAGGGACTCAGGAACGACCTCTCCGGTCTGAATGTCAGTCCATTGCAGTTCGTTTGTCTCAGGATCGAACCGGGGCATCGGTTCCATCGTGGCATCCTTGACCCACGGCACATACTCGAAGGCCACGCCGCCAATGGACATCCACCAGAGAATTTCCCACGTCCGTGACGGCTGGTCGAGCTTTTCGTCCAACGCCCGGACCAGTTTGTCCACGACTTCGGATTTGGCAATGGATTTCGGGTCTTGTTTGTCGGCCCGTGCCTTAAAGACCGGCGCAATGCTGCTGAGACGCCCCATCATCTTATGCAGCATCTGGGCGGCAAGGTTAAAGACCAGATACAACTTGTTGGGATCGCGTTTGCGGGTAAACAGCACCCGATTTTGCGTGCCGATCCAGTGTTCGCCGGAGGCAAATGCCAGATTGGTCAGAATGCGGAGTTCCACAGACCCGACACTTCGGGCTTTCTGGGCACGGAGGCGGTCGTAGTCGTCGGTATAGTCAGCGAGATTCTTCGCGTCGTCAGCCATAATGGTCTAGGTTACGGTCGCGGTTTTCGCGTGACGGGACCACCGGCACCACCTGCCAACATCTTGATAATGTCTTCCAGGTTGATCCCAGACTGTTGACCGAAGCCAACTTGTCGCGCTCTGGCAAGGTCGCTTTCAGTTGCTCGACCTCTCTCTCCAGAAAGACTGGATAGCAATCTATCTAGCATTTGAGATGGTGGCACGTCATCGATCTGCGGTCCCGGCACAATGCCCTGTCCCTGACCAGCGGCGGCTCGTTGCGCGGCCACGGCTCCGGCTTCCGGCGAGGACCGACCAAATTCAGGATACGTGTGCCGCTGCATCTTTTGTTCGCTTGTTGCTGGTGTCCCTCGACGGAACGGCACCCGTGGACTTGGATCGTGACGCGCAAATTCGGCTTCCGCCGTCGCGGGGTGCGTCGGCCTGCGCTTTCTCCGTGTCGTCCCTTGATAGTCAGGATCGCCAGGATAGGGCAGTCGTTCTCCAGTGATTGGGTCTTGTGGCATTATTGC